ATGTTTGTACTTGGCAATCAGCGCATCTATCTCGGTGAGACTGGCCACGATAATCTCAGTGAGCTAGCCCGTCAGATTCGCACCGGCCAGATCAGCCCGGAGACCATCACCAGTGCCCGCCGTTGCACCACACCACGGCGGATCATCACTTTCATCGAGCGCGTTCTAAGCGATCATGACGCTGGCTACGTGGATCTGACCCCAAGGATGCGGCCGACCAGCCGCACCCCCAGGATCGCCCGACCAGCGGCACTCGCAAGTACGATGAGTGGTCAATTTTTCTCTCGGAGTTCGTTCGGCACAGCTTAATATCTCAACCCGATATAACGCAAGAACATGGCCAAGACAAAAGCCAAGAAGGGTCTGCGAGCAAGGCCATTCAATCTTTCTGCAGCCTTCCTCATCGGCCTGTAGCATCGGCAGGCCGGTAGATGTGCCTTAACTGGCTTGCCGATGCATCACCGCTTCAATGATCCACTTACGGTCAGCGTCGATCGTATCGACTCTACCGTGGGTTATGTAGAAAACAATGTCCAGCTTGTCTGCCAGTGGATCAATATTGCCAAGGGCAAACTCGGCAATGACGCCTTCAAGGCGCTCCTAACCACTTTCGTTGCCCTCCATGGCGGCACCTACAGTTGCTGACCTCACTTCTTGTGACCGGCCGGCTTTTGGGTGGTCTTCTTGCTGGGGCTTCCCCCTGACTCAGCCTCCTCTGGTTCGGGAATCTCCGGTGATGGCGTGGTCGGTGGCGGTGTTGTCGCACCCGCTGTGGGTGATGGCACAACATCAGGATCAGGGGTGGCGCCATGCGAAATGTGCTTTTGTGGCACCGGCTGTGCGGTGGTCGTAGTGGCACTTGGGTTCTCTGGGGTTGCCATAGTAGTTCTCCATTGGGGTTTCGATATTCACCACTGAGGATCGTTTGGAACGGCCTAGCTTTTCTTGTGACCGTGCCCGTGGCCGCCGTGTGCTGACTTGTGGGGATGTGCCTTCTTACCGTGACTTACCTCTTTCGCCTCTTCTTCCTCTTCCTCCGGCTCAGCGACATCCGGTTCTACCTCGGGCATCTCGGGCGCAGGCTCCGGCGTGGCCGGTGGTGCCGGTGGTGGTGGTGCCGGTGCGCCAGCCGGCGATGTGCCACTGGGTGGCGTGATATCAGGGTCAGGCGTGGTACCGCGTGAAATATGCTTTTGCAGTAGTGGCGGTACAGTGGTTGTGACAGGGGCCGGGTTTCCTGGACGTGGCATGGTCTGATCCTCCGGGGTTATGTCATCCACCTATAAAATTTTGCTAAGAACACACCATTTCGACTCGAAAATAAGGCTGCGAGTGGAGCAACACAGTCCATTGGGTGTAGAGGTGCAGCATGCTCGCTACTCTTAGCGTGTCACTCGGTCTCATCATCGTCGGCCTGGTCATGGTCGTCCTGGCCCCAAAGGTTACCCAACCACTGCTTAGCCGGATCGTCTGGTGGGCCGGAGCGGTCTTACTGGTCATCGGCCTGTTACTGCTGGCCACGCCGGTCCTAAATTGGATCGATCATCAATTACGATCCATGCTTGGCGTCCAGCAGGGTGCTCAGCAATGAAGTTATGCGGCCTCCACAGCTTATCCTCACACGCCATGAGGAGCGCCTTGCTAGAGGCCATTGGCCCGGTCACCATTCGCTACTTCCAGGGCGAGGATGGAGAATGGGAACTGGGTGAGCAGGCTGACCAGATTGCCAGGGCCAGCGGTATCCGTATCGGCAGCAACAAGGATTTAACCCTATTGGCCCTCAGTGGTGACAACGTCCTGGGGGCCGTCTGGTCAGCATTTGAGCGTGATCATGACGCCAGTGAGAATCACAATGCTGACATCTACCGCTATGACTTTGACGTAGCCGTTCGGCCTGATGCTCGCGGTACTGGTCTAACCACGGCCAGGGTCGGTCCGCGTTTGATCGATGCCGCTCTACGGGATTATCGCGATCGCCGCCACGATGTGGATGGTGCTTATATCAGAGTCTGGGTGGTCAACCCGAAATTGGCACAGTGGTTGCAAGACCGTTATGGCTTCGAGACGGAGGGTCGTGGTTGGTCCCAGGACACACCGCATCTAGTCTACTACGGCAGTTAGAATGTTAACCTTTAGCCAAAAGCTGAATCTCGCCATCTTAGAGGCAACCAACCTCCCGCCTAGGATTGCCACCCTGGCGGCGCTCATCCAACAAGTAACCGAGGATCTCAGTACCACTTTAGTGTACACGGAATTGTCACCGCCAACTGGCGACGATATTGGTGAGGCTAATTTCGAGGTTACCGATGCCGAGGGCACAATCCTGTGGCTAAGGCTGGTCTACCGCCAAGATGGCAAGATAGCTTATTATGACATCCTAGCCGCCCCTGCCCAGGGCCAGGATTGGGATTTTGTCGATCTAGAGATTGGCTACCCATACGCAGACTTCCTGGACGATGTCAGCGACCTGGAGCTAGAGCCACCAGCGCGCGATTATGGTCTGGATATCCTAAACATTATCGCCTGGGTGATCTATGCCCACCAGCAGATTGTTGCCAGAGAGCAGCGTGGTGAAGGGCCAGACCTGGACAATCTCTACGAGGCCGGGTATTACAAGGTCAGGGCGACTATCGCTGATTCCGAGCACGGCCAGGCAACATTGGGCTATTGGCTAGAGGCCACCAGCTCCGAGGATGCCCGCCAGCAACTAGCTGCCATGGTAGGCGACCGCTTGATTGGCAAACCGCAGATCATCCAATTCCAAAAGGAAGAGCCTGACTACTCCTAACCAATCCTTCCTCATGTTTCCTCGTACTTCAGTCCATACTTGAGGCACTCCTCAAGTTTGCCAAGCTGCCTACCGATATACAGAGCGTGCCCCAGATCACTGACCACGGCATCTAAGGCTAATTGGTGGGCCAATGGTTCAGCACGTGTGCCCGTGTAGCGTCTTAGCAACAAACCATCGAGTTTATGCTCAACCACAATCTTGCCCTTATCGAGACTGAACGTGAGCTGGCCACGGCCATCATCGCGCATCCGCCACTTGCGACTACTGATAATCCCTTGCACCATACTCAATTGTGCCGGGTCCACACTGATCGACTGGCTATAGATGGTCAACGGGCCTGGGATGAGCTTAGCACCGAGCTTGCGACCGACACGATCAGCAATGATCGCATTCAAGTAAGCCAGAGCATGGGCATTCTCCACCCAGGCAGTATAGGCCCGGTGCGTCCGGAAGGTGGCAGACAACAATAGCTGGCTACTACCGTCAAGCGGGTGTGGTGGCGTGATCCGCCAGAAGGCGCCGACCCAACAAGGCGCGCTAATATCTGGCGCATCAGGAGCGGCTAAATCCTGAGCAGTGTCCCACAAGCTAATGTAACACTTGCGGTCCTCACGATCAGCAGCCAGGCGAGCACATACTACCTCAATTGCGCTCTTACCAAAGTAGCGATGTAGGCGATGACCATAAGTATAGGCAGTATCGTCCGGTAGGACAGGCACCAGAAGCAGGTGGGCCGTCTGCAATATCCTGGCCTTGTCCAAGCTCAGCGCCTGGTAGGCAGCATCATCCAGTAATCCGTGCGAGTCGCGAACCAGGACCTTGACATTGTACAATTCACGCCTGGCACCCTTGGTTAACTGCACTGGTTGGCCAAAACGAACAATATAGAAGAGTAGCTCTCGCCAGGCATCAAGCAGGTCATCGCCAACAACCTGATGCCCGGTCTGGATACTCGGATATTGATCCACAATTGGCTCGATCAAATTAACGCACTGCCGGGGCCGACGGACTGGTAGCAGGTTTGTGATGTCAGCCGCAAGCGTTGCCTTGAGATCAGCAACATTATCGTGTACAATAATGCGTGGACCATCACCAAGGAACATATCTGGTCCATCCAGGGCAACATTGATGAGGCGGCTCGTGCCCCGGATGCGCTTCTGGATGGTACCGCCAATCTGCACTTCCTCAATACCATTATTGAAGTATGCCCGTAGATCGTCCAGGGAGCCGCTGCGATTAGCGCCGACCACATGCAAGACCCTGATTTGTGGGTTGTAGAGCAAGTTAACCAAGAGCTGGCTGATACCGTCACCGTAGAAATTGGCGATAGCAGCGACGCTAGCCGGTAGTGGCTCAAGCTGTTTGAGTATGACATCCTTGCGTGACCACAGGGTCAAGATGCCGATATGGCCGCGCGAATTGTGCACGTCCACCTTGTCAGCGTAGTGGAGTAGGATTAGCTCTTCAGGATGGCTCATGGTATGCTGTCTTCTGCGGGTAGCGAATTCCGTTGCACCAATACATCAGCATCAGAGGTTGCAGTAGCGAGTCCACCCTGACTGAAGCGTTGGATATCGGCAGGGTCAAGTCGGACATGATATATCTCCAGGGCAATGGTATCGTCTAGGGCCTCGAATTGGTGGCGCTCCTGGGGGGCCACAGTGGTACCCATGCCAGGCCCTAGGATGGTCTCATCCTTGAGATTATTCTCACGGAAGATGACAACCTTGAGCTTACCGGCGATCACATAGAAGAGGTTGTTTTTGCTGGCATGCTCGTGGATAGAGCAGAAGCCGCCCCGAGTGGGACGGATCAGATGAACCTCGGTGGTCTCAGACTGGAATAAGCATTGAGTTGTGCCCCAGACCTTAGCCTGGATGATCCCTTGCATGGTTGTCGCCTTGTGATTTTGGTCTCGGCCCTCCCTTACCTACCAATTCATCACATGTCAATAGCACCCGCACTGTCTGGCATGCATCCAGCTCACGCCCGAAGATCATCTTAACCGCAATAGGACAGAGGCCCTGGAAAGAGATTGGGTCACCTGGTTGGGGAAAGGCATCCTTTTGGTCAAGGCCGATAATGTCGCAGATGATTGGTTCCAGGCGAGTTAGCTGGTACAGTCCGTTAAGCCGTCGCGATAGGTATAATCTCATGATTTGTCAAGGGAAGCGGCGACCACAAGAGGCGGGGCTACATCCATTATCACCAGATCCTGACCATCCCTGGTCAGATGAAAGCCGTGAACAGCGCAGAACAACTCAATCTCGATGGCGCCACCGGGGAAGGTCAGTGGGAGTAAATACCGATTCACGCGGGCCTGGCCATTCTTCCGTATCGCCTGGGTCAACAACTGCTGCAGCACCTCTCCATCACCATCTGCGCTCATGCACTAGCTTTCTCTTTCTTGGCCTCCACACCCCCACCACGAGGGCCGCCAACATTGGTGAAAGCACTGTTAAAATCACGATAATAGCGCTTGTATTCTGGGTGAGGGAAGCGATGATGCTTCTTGATGAGTTTTGCACCAATGGTTTCGACCATCTGGACATCAATCCAGCCACCGGGAGTGGGGAAAGCATAATACGGGAGATCCTTAGGGATGCCCTCAATGCGGACCACAGCCGGGATAACCCGTGACACTCGCGCCAGATAACAACGATGCATACCATCGTTAATGAGATTATGCCGGGATCTATCAGCCTCCTCTTGGACCTCCACAACCGGCGGTAACAAGGTCAGAGTCTGCACCTGATCAACATCAATCTGCAGATCGAACTCGACAAAGCCAAGCGGCTGACCAACACCGGCTTGTTCCGACAGCCGACCATCTATGATCCGTGCTTCACCGAGCCTGAGCATGTCCAGGCCATGTTTTAACAATGCCCAACGCAAATCGCGGACCTTCTCGAACTCCGCACGGAGCACATAGAGCTGGGTCGGGGCTAACTGGGCGATGGCGATGTCAGTGACTTGGATATCAGCATTCTTGTATGGGAAGGTGGCCTTGTCGTGAAGCATGGTAACCTTACGCAGCTTGGCTACCAGATCATGCTGTGTATAGAAACGTACGGCAACGATATTCATGTGCATCTCCTGCTAAGGCCGTACCCTTAAATACGAGCGGCCCACACGATAACACCCATTCGCAAGTGCCACCGTGCGGGCCGCGCTAATTGATGCACTACTGTCGCTATGGGCGATATCTCGCCTGATCCTTCAATGGGTTTTGCTGCCGATCCTTGAGCGCCTGAATGAGCTGCCTCAGGATCATCACCTCTTCGGCCGTTAGGCCGGATACTGCCCCCTGTTGAGCCGCCGGCGACCCGTTCTGGTACCCATTTTGGTATGGCGCGCCAGGCGACCCGTTCTGGTACCCATTCTGGTATGACACGCCCTGATAGGGTGCACCATAGGGCGCGCCCGCATACGCGGTCAACGGCACCGTCGCCACCTGGGGCACCAGGTATGGCGAGACAGCGAACACCGGGACCTCTTCGATCACCGTGGTCGGGCAGCTGTAGTAGTAGGCCGGGCAACTGTAGTAGTAGGTCGGGCAGCTGGAGACCACCACCGTGCCCCGGCAACGGCGCCCGAATGCGTCTGCGGTAGCGCTCGCACTGAGCAGGCCAGTCAATACCAAGGTGATGACGATCAGGTTTCGCATGGTTGCTCCTTTGGGTTAGGGGACTTGTTCAACTATTTTTGCCGATCATATTTATCCTGGACTTACATGCTTACCCTGGAACTTCCCCAGCTCGTAGTAATAGCGCACCGTTCGCTTGCCCTGCACGATTAACTCGTTGAAAGCTATGCCCGTGGATGATTGCACCGTAGGCGGCGGTGCTGTTGCCGGGTCAATAGGTAGGATGTTGTCACTGGGATTGAACAAGTCCACATAGGACACGCCCTCAACATCCTCGACGGACTCAATCAAGTTCGAGACGTAAAGAGGCATGCCCATCTCCCAGCTATTGATGTCGAAGAAGGCATCTAGGGCCGCTTCGACATTGTTCTTGACCACTGTAGCATCCACGTTCTTGTCGATCACCACTGTCATATCCACGTCAACCTGGTGCAACACGCCGTCCAAGACGCGTACCTGATCGGTCAACACATTAAGCTGCGATAGGTAGGTCGTCAAGCCACGTTTCAGGCCCAACGATGGTGTTGCTGGGCGCCCATCAGCCCCCAATGCTAGAACGTAGACCTCCACCAGGTTAGCATTGAGGGACGTGCGAATAGTCGCCATTGCCTTCATGACCGAGCCATAGACCGGGTGATTGAAAGATGTCGATGCTTGAGCATAGTCACTGCTAGTAACAATGCTATCGTGAGTAGCGAAGTCTGCAGGGCCACGTCGCTTGGCATCGGCCAACGACTCGCGATCGACACCACCGGTGCTCGGGTTCGGGTTAGTGAAAGTGACTGTCACCGGGGCATTGGCCGGCGGCAATGGGGAGATCTGGCGAGTCTCGTTAAGCAGGCCAGCACCGATCCGGCCCCTGACGCCGCCACCGGCCCGGTAGCGGACCTGGACTTGTTGGCCAGCGGTCAAGGCTTTACCGTGGACGTCATCGCCAAAGCGGAAGGTCATGGTACCGGCTACGAAGGTGACTTCGACGACCTTGTCGTTCGGTCCATACAGCTCGATGGGGGTGGTGATTACCTGCCAATCCTCGCTAGTTGAACCAGTGATCACGGTCACCAGGATCGGCTCAGCAAGAGCGTTAGGGTCAGTGACGGTAAAGCCTTGGTTCGGGCCGCCTGGGCAGATATAGAGCTTAGGCAGGATGAACTGGCCCTCAATGCCATAGGCAATCACGCCGCGTTTATTGGCCGGGATGATGATCTTGCTATACCAGTCGCCAGGCGTTCGATAAATCTCGTAGATGATCGCGCTCCGGTCAGGGCCATTCATGGTAAAGACGATGCCTGGGTCGATCTCAATGTCGGTGGTGACTGGTTGGTCCACACTAGCTTGCACATCCACTACTGCTGGGGTTGGCTGGTTGATACTCTGGCCAATCAAGGCCAAATGATTGGTCAGAGCTGCCTCGGTGGTGCAAGTCGGTAGAAATGCCTCGTTCATGAGAATGTCGCCGCGTAATGCCATCTTGGCAATCTCGGCCGCCACGATCTCGATGAGCATGATGCCGCCATTGCTGGCGACAAAGTCATTAAAGGTATTCGAGAAGTAGGTGCGGATGTACTCAATGATCGCTCGGCGTGCTGTGTTAAAGTCAAGGGCGCTGAAGTCGATACGGCGGAGATTGGCTGGAGCCAGCAGTACACCGAATTCATCCGGTACTGTAGGTAGTTGGAATAGCGTCTCGGCTGGCACGTTCGAATTTGCCGTAGTTGAAGCAGCACTCATTGTCGTAGGACCTCTATCTGTCCACCCTGGATTAGGCCAATCTCGATGATATAGTTCGTCAGCCGTGCCCAGGTCGGGCTGACATTCACCAGTACATTCAATTGCTGGCCGTCAGGACTAAGGGTTGCTGTCACTTGATTGACAATGACGCGCTCATCGGTATCAATCTGTTGACTAATCTCGGCCTCGAGCGTTGACAGGCTACCGGCATCCATGTTCTCGAAAACGCGATCGCGTAACCCGGTGCCAAAGGTTGGTCGATAGACACGCTCACCGGGCCTGGTCAACAGCATCTGTATTAGGTCATTCTTGATAAGCCGCTCATCAGTCTGAATGCTTAAGATACTTTGGCTACCACCCACAAAGGGCGGATTAATGCCATAATAGATGGCATTCTGCATGACTCACCTGACCAATTGAGACGCTGTTAGTAAATCATCCTGAGTAGCTTGTGATTGAGCAGCCAAGGTGTTGCCCTGTGTTACCAGGGCCTGCTGTTGGGCCGTGATGCTAGCAATCTGAGTTGTCACCCTATCATACGCATCCTGCATACCCTGACTCGGGCTAACCTCCAGGATTACAGCGATGGCCTGCTGCGCCTTCTGAGCTTCATTGAGCGTCAACTGTGAGTTAGACAACTGAGTCTCGACATCGGCACGCTGCTGCCGATAAAGATTCAATTGATCAAGAAGCGCTCGCGTCATAGCATCGGCCTGGACCATGATAACAGCACTCTCAGCAGCACTGAAGCCGAGCTTACTAAGATCAAGATAATTAGTGTCTTGCCGCATCTCCGTCGCTGAAGCCACTAATTGCGGGTCCAACTGCAGTGGGGTACCATTCACAAAATCCAGGATCTGACCAGCCTCATATTGCTTGGCACCATAAAGAGCTAAACTAGCATCAGCAGCGCCCGTTATAAAGACCAGATCCCCACGCGTCGGCCGCCGCGCCAGATCACCAGGAACCCTAGGCGGTAAACTTAGTCGAGTAGCGAGCATAGCCGTGATCTGATCCACGAACAGGGTCGATCGCGGCGGCGGCAACGAGCTGCACGTCCAGGTGACATTACCAGCATCGGATGGTCCCTTAGGTAGCTCGGTCTCATAGTAAGCGGTCGGGAAGTAAACGATCATGCAGCCCCCGTGTGCAGGCACGACCTATCAAGCTGGGTGTTCAATCTCTGCATCGGCTACGATACTCGGCACATTATAGGCCCTACCCCGATCAGCTGGCTCCACCTTAGCCGGTGGTACCGGCTGAGCCGGATCATCCACATCGGCACCGCCAGGGGCCGGTGTACCAGCACCACTACCAGGCCGGCACACCGGGAAACGGCCATTGAAGCGATCAGCACTGACTGATTTATTTGTCTGCACGCCAGCAGGCGCTATTGTCAACTTGGTGCCACTCGCGTCCATCTTTATCGACCCACCAGCCTTGAAACTGATATCATTGGCAGACTTTAACGCCAATGATTGTCCAGCCATTAGCTCAACCTTTCCAGCACAATAGATTTGGACCACCCCGTCGGCCTCGTTGTTGTAGATAACTAACTTCTTGGCGTCATCATCCTGAAGGATGAACATCTGAACGCCTTGCTTAGCCCGCCAGATGCCTAATCTATTACCCTTAGACAACCACAGGCCCCGGTGCTCGCCATCGACCGTCTCCACCCAGGGACCATCGCCATTGGTGCCATCGCGGGCTTCAAAGCCCTGCTGAATATCCAGGGCATTATCAGCCGGGTTGAAACTCGGATCGTCTGGCCCCGGTCCTTGACCAGCGCGGGTCTTAAGGCGGACGTATTCATTCTCCAGGTCAAGGATAAGATGGTGGGTGGTCGTCTCCGGATCCTCGGCCCGCACCGGTCGTCTCAGGAACTCATTCTCCTGGATGCCACGCCATGGCATGGCGTAACCGCGCGGTAACCCAGCGGCCACAGCCACGTACTCAGTGGCATCATTCATCTCGATAGCTAGGCCGAGCGGCGACCCCCAGGTAGTATGGTTGGCATCATCGTTCTCATTGAACTCGAAGTAGAAACCGCGCGGATCGCCAATGCGATCTCTATTGGCCTTGGCCCCACCGGTCCGACGACCCTTGAGGAGAGCACCGTTACCACGTGGGGCCTCCATGGTATCGGCCTGGCGCGGGTCACTACCCCGATCATCAAGGACGAACTTGAGGCCGTAGCGAGTGATATCCCTTATCCAGCGTGCATCCTTATTAGCCCACCATAAGTCCTCACGCTCGGTCTTGGCCTCAATCTCATCCAGGAGCAATCGCCTGATGAAATTATCCTCCTGGGGGTGAAAACCCTTATCAGACATCTGACGGAGCATACCGCCCTTGGTCCGCAATTTGATCCATCGATAATCCTTGGTTTCTTCCTTAGACAGGTGCGTGGGATCACCGTATTCGCCAGGGCGGCTCGTGGAATCAACAGGACCGTGTTGTGCCCAGCCAGTATCGCGCGCCTCGATCTTGTGGCCATAGCGCGTCCAGATACCAACACGGCGATGGTCACCCTGGAAGTCATCCTCACCAATCAGTCGCAATAGGTACTTCCAGCGATTAACCTCAAACGGCTCATCGAGATTAGCGTCACCTTTGAACTCACCATCGCCACCACCGTTACTGTTGGACCACCAATAGCCCTGATCGCTGAGGATGAAACAAGAACCATATTTAGTATGTCGGACCATATACTTGAGATCTGGATCATTTATGCGCGGCGGCTGCTGAACCTGCTGAAAGGTTGCACTCTGAACGGCATCAAAGTCTGGTGGGGGCGGGGCGGCAGCATGCTCGATGGGATAATAACCGACCGAACTGTGCATATCAAGATTGCCATAGCGATCCTGCCAGCCATGTGACATAGGTCGCCCATCCTTGGGCAGATAATCAACCTGATAGTCATTGGGTCGATCGGCGGGGCGGCCATCGTCGGTAACGGCCATGGGCGTGCGCCCGAAGATGGATGGGTATGGATAATACTTGCGGCGTGTTGGGTTAGCAAAGCCGGTCCAGACCAGGCCAAAGGGATGGTTGCGCTCGCAGGTGATCCAGACCCAATCGCCAATGTATGGGTTGACCCAGCGGCCGGCGCGTTTGCCACCGAGATCATGGGCGGGAACGGCCCATGGGCAGTCCTGGCGGCGGAGGTTCCAGTCGTGCATATCTGGGCATTTTACACGGACTCGGCCGATGATGAGCGGGTCATTGGTCTCGACGACCATGGCCCGGTAATGGCCGGTGAAGCGGTGCCATAGCGTCTCTACCCGCTGTTGGAAGAACTTGGTCCAGACCACGTGAAGATTGTCGCCCATACCTGCTCCTGGTGCTAGCTCAGGTATATTTAGCGAGCATGGTAACGGTCAGTCGTGGCGACGATGCTTGTTGAGCACTTTGATATAGGCGTCCAGCATAGACCTGGCAGTATTGGCTACTTGCTTGGTAAAGCCGCGAAGCCAAGTGTCAATAGGCTCAGAGGTGTTCAAGTTAATAGGCTCGGAGTTTAGCTGTTCCGCGAAGTCGTCCTCGGACCACGTCCAGTTGTCTGTCGTGCCCATATTCACGGGCATATCATCATACTGTGCGGCCTCCTCATCAACGGTCGTACCGCCAAATCCAAGCATATCATATTGCATGCGCTTGAATTTGTCACTGAGGACATCGTAAGCATCTTGCATCTCCTTGAATTGGGCCTCGGCCTGCTTGTCACCCGGATTACGATCGGGGTGATACTTACGAGCCAGTGCGCGATGTGCTTTCTTGATTTGTTCGTCGGAGGCGTCGCGCTGGATGCCTAAGACCTCGTAATAATCGCGGGGCATTATCGATTCCTATTGAACCAGGCTTCCAGCTCTTGCGGGCTGACACGTTGGATGGTTATACTCGGGAACTTGTATTGCAGCAGCAGGAAATTGGCTTCGTCCGGATGGATACTGTCATGATGACCCTCGGTGCACCACATGAACTCGCTCGTGTCCGGGTAGACGTCGAGATAGTGAATGCCAAGGTCATTTACGGCCTTGGTGATGATCTTTAGGCAGTAGGCGGTGCCGACGCGCTGTTCGCCAAGTTGCCAGCCAATGGCACATTCTTTGTCTTGGGCTTTATCCAGGAAGGCACCGACAAGTTGCTGGCCCCACACATCTAGATCATTCAGGGTAGCGTCCCGGAAGGATAGCGTGCTAGCAGCGATCATGGCCTCGAAGGCATCGCCTGGGTTACGGTCTCCTGGCCGTTTCATGGTCATCCTCCGCTGTACGTGTGGTCCAATGGGGTGTGTCAGCGGGCGATTGTACTATAAGGGTCAATTGATGAATGGTATGATCATGGCTGAGGATGGCACCTTGATCACGTCGCCGGGGTTCGGCCAGTTGAAGGGGTTACGTGGCCGATTGAAAGCGATGAGCACCCAATCGAGATAGGATGTGCCATAGAGAATGCTGGCAATGAGATCGGGCCGCCCGGCTTCACCAGCATTAACCTTGTAGTTGCTAACCTGGCGTGGAGCTAGTAATTCCGGTTTACTAATGAACCAGGGTGGGTTCCAAAGGCCATAGGTGACCTCACCATCGACCACAATGGGGTCTTGATATTGGAAGCGGAAGGCCGTCGATGACACAGACTGTGTCAAAGTGACTTGTGAGGCGGCCGGCGTGGACGGATCCAGCTCTAGACGGCCCATATTGGTCTTCGAGATTGTCATGATTCTAAAACCAGTCGCTAAATCGTGCGGTCTGCCCAGGCACAACCTGGTAATCTCTATCACCAAAACTTAGCGCTGGCCATGGTCGCAATTGAACAGAAACGTCCGTACGCAAGTGAAAGGCACCAGTACCCCTACCAACCATGGCGTCGCCATGTTTGATGTTGACTGATGCCAGGCGATAACTCATGAGCTTCACACCACCATGGCCCCAGATGCGGAGATATACTACTGAGCCAGTGCGCCAATCAGGGGGCACCCTAAGAAAGAGATTTGGGGCTGAGAAGTATGCACGCAATGTCGTGAGCTGATTCCAGATGCGGCCAGCAGTCCATCTGGTGCCCCCAACACTGTTTAAATTTGGGGTCGAACCAGCACCGACAATATAAGTCCACTCCAAGGTTGTCTTGCGTGGGTTAGCGCGCTTATAGGTAGCGAGAGCTTCCATGGAGAGATTACCAGCATCCTCTTGCCAGTCACCATCACGAGTATCTTCCTTAATCTTAGGTGGAAATTGAAATTCGATACGCCACAATGTCCGTTGACGATTAACATCAACATAAGCAAGCTGGAGGTCAACACCGTCAGTAGCCAATAACGTATCATGCTCGATCATCTCGTGTGGCATGACTCATCTCATCCAATCAGTCATTGGCATCTGCAAACTCGTACCACCGGCACCACCGGCACTACCGGCGGCAATCTCTGGTAGATGAATACGCAATAAGTTCAAGATCTCACCAAGCGGCGTACCAGGACCGACACCGCCCATGTTATTAATGAGCGTCTGAATGAGAGTCAGTTGGTTCACAACCTTATCTAATTTTTCAGTTTGCTCTCTGGTCTCGCGTAATTGCTGCCGACGATCCATCGCTTCATCGGCCTGGCGTGCCTGATCAACTGTCTGTGTGGTAGTAATAGTCTCGGCCCGGATCAAGCCTAGACCCAAACCAAGCAAACCAAGACCACCGACTGGTGCCGCCCGGCGGAAGGCTGCCGCGATGCGATTAGCAACTGCCTCCATACGACTAGCATAGATGTCGAGCATGAACATGATACTATCCAAGGTCGTGTATAAGCTCGTGGCTGCGGTCTGGGTCTCACTGATGAAGACCATAAACAACCCACCAATCGGAATCTGCAAGGCTGAGGCCAGGTCCCGCAAAGCCGGCGCCAAGTAAGTCGCTATCATGATAAGCTCTATAGCTGGCCCCCGCAATTGCCTAACTGCCATTCCCAGGTAAGAAGCACCAACAAGGAGATCAGCACCACCACGAAGCAATGCCTGCCCAGCTAATTGAATTGATAGACCAACAGCTACTGCCGCACCAGCAGCGCCGCGCAATAGATCAAAATTAGCCTCAAGCTCTGCTGCGATATCACGTAATTGGCGGCTAGCATCAACCAAGATACTGGCTGCAGCCAGCATTAACTGGCCGCCTTGATAGAGGCCGACACCACCAGTAAAGAAGCCAACACCAACCTGATAGGCCCATTGACCAGACTGCAACAAAGCCTCAAGCCCCTCCTCAATCAACCACGATGCCAACCACAACGCCGGTCCAGCTATCCCCAAGACGACAGCTGCCACAATCATTAAAACACCGCCGATAAGGAGTAAGATAGCTCCAATCGCGATCGCTATGCCAGTAATTAAGAACATACCGGACGCATCCAGGAAACCAGGCGCGATCTCAATAAATAGAGCCGCCCCAGGCTCAAGAAGAAACATCGCCACAGTAAACAGCAAGGACGCAGCCAATAACACGATCGAGGCCACCAAGAACACTGCACTAGCTACCAACAAGAAAATCGAAGCCACCAACAGAACAAGCGAACCCGCTAACAACACATAACTGGCCGGGAGTAACGCCGAACCACCAGCAAGTACCTGGGGGGCGCCCTCAATAAGCAACTCAGCGCCCCAAAGCAAGAACTGAGCACCACCCCACAGGGCTAGACCACCCAGAAGCACGCCCAAACCAGCAATCAAGATAAGAATACCTGCCACTGCCAACAAGATGGCACCGGGCAATACTAATGCACCAGCGATAAATGATACGGCGACCACC